ATGTTGTCGGATATTTCGAATTGATTTCATCGATGACCTGTTGCCGTTCCTTTGAACCATTTGTTGTTTTGCGTAACTGATTGAACAAAATATCCAATTTCGTTCGTTCCTCATCAATCAAATCGTTTCCACGTAATGTTGCATTTTCCAATGATTTTGAAACATCCAATCGTTCCTCTTCTGCCTGTGTCACCTCTTCGGTTGCATCACCGAAATCAATCAAAAATGCCGTTGCCGTTGCAATAGCACCTGCAATCAATCCAATCGGATTCGAACGCAAAGCCGTTGTGAACGCACGTGTTGTTGCCGTTGCAATCCGGGTGGCAATGTTGTAACCTGCCGTTGCAGTTGTTTGCAAAATCGTTCCTGCCGTTGCCGAACGTTGAACACCTGTGAAAAATGCCGTTGTCCTTGCACGTAATCCTGTGATTGCAGTTGCAATCCGTTCACGTGCAATCATCAAATTCAAAATGGTGTTGTCAACTACCTGTGCTTGTGTTTTCAATCGAACCTTTGCCGTGTAAAATGCAACAACACCTGCCAACAATGTCAGCACCTGTGCATTGTCACGAACGAATTGTGGAATTGAACGAATCACCTGAATGAAATTGAACCCGGCTTCAATGATTGTTTCGAATGTGGGTTTTAAATTCGCTCCGATGTCTTTTGATAACTTTTTGAATTCATCCGATAAGGTTGACAAACGTCCTGTCAATGATGTCGATAATTGTTCGGTCAATCCGAAAAATGAACCCTTTTCACCTTCGGTTGTCAATAATTTCAATGCCTCTTGCAAATCCAAAAATGATATTTTGCCCTGTTCACCGAATTTACGAACATCACCTTCGGCAATGTTCAATACTTCGGCTAACTTTGAATAAATCGGCACACCTGCCTCGGCTAATTGGTTCAATTCTTCACCTTGCACAATTCCTTGTGTTTTCGCTTTTCCGAATATCGTTGCAAGTTCATTGAAATCCTTACCTGTTCCTGCTGATATATCACCCAAAATTCGCAATGTTTCGGTCAATTGATTTGCAGGAACACCGAATGCCAACAACGAACGTCCTGCATCCTGAACCTGTTTTGATTCGAATGGTGTTGAAATACTGAATTCCTCTAAATCCTTCAGGACTTGTTTGGCACGTTCAGATGAACCCAAAAACGTGCTGAATGATATTTGCAATTTTTCAACTTCTGCCGTTGCCGTGAATGTAGATTTTGCAAAATCCAACAATCCCTGACCAATTGAAACACCGATGAAAACCGAACCTGCATCCCGGAGCAATTGCCCCAATTTGGTCAATGATGATGTGGTTTGTGTTGTTGCCTTGTTGATGTCCTGCAATTCCTTTTGCACGGCATCCAATTCCCTTCGCAATTGTTGGGTGTCTGCCTGAATTCGGAACAAAACGTTTTTCGTTGCCATGTCTTATTTTCCTGATTTCATCCGTTTCCGTGTTTTCGGTTCATCATTATCCGAACCGACCTTTTCAACGGCTTTGTTTTTTTCATCAATTATTTTCATCCACGTTGAAATTGTTTGATAGTATTCATCAACCGACAGGTTTTCCAACACCTTCATTTCCGATGGTTTTGAATCACACATCAATTGGTTCAACGTGTTCATTTCATCAATGTATTTTCCAATTTCGATGTTTGCAAATATTGGTTTAGTTTTTCGCCTTCCGTTTTTACCTTCTGCAAAAATTCGTTGATATCTTTTCCTGACATATTCGAAAACTGAATTGTGTGTTCGAATGCCTTTTGCAAAAAAAAATCCTTTGCATCGGAATCGGCTTTTAATATTTCACGTTTTTTGTTTTGGTCATCATCCGAAAATTGCGTTTCATCTTCGTTGCCACAAACGAAATAGCACAATGCCAATTCGGTCAATGTCTTTTCCTCACCGATGTAATTCATCCGAAATTCGATTTCATTCAGGATTGAAAACAATTCAACGATGTTACCATCGTTTGCACGTTTTTTCATTTCATTGATTAGGTGTTGCAATTCGGATTTGGTCAAATTGAATTCGGCAAACCGGGTTGAAATTTCTGCATTGATAGTTCGTTTGACAGGCATTGTCAAATTGTTAGAATATTCGAACCAATCATTTCCGAATTTGTCGGTGTAAATTTTATTCAATGCGATTTTCCGTTCCCGGCTTTTGGATTGTGTTTCGATTTTGTTTTTGCGTTTGAATATCATTTTGCGTTTGTTTGGTTATTCAATATAAATGTACCCACCGAAAATCGTTGTCAATGGATTCGTTGCCCAAGTTGGGTTGATGCATTTTATTTCGATGTAATCACCGATTGCGACTGCAATGGACAATGCCGTGTTGGTGAACACACGTTCATTGGTATTGACCCCCAACGTTGCAATCAATGTATCGGTCAAATTGTTTTTTCGAATGTACATTGACCACGATTCGTTCGTTCCTGCCGTGCCTGAATAACAATATATTTCAGCCACTTTGATTGTCCCGGCTTTTCTAATATACACCTTTGAAATATTTGCCGTTGTTGTTGGTGCTTTTGGCAGGTTGCCGAAATAAATCGTTTGTCCATCAGCAGGTGATGATGTCAATGCCTGAACCGATAACGTGTAACCTAACGTTTGTAAATCACCTGAACCCAACAATGACGTTGAATTTATCGTTTTGATATTTGTCCCGGAAACCAATTTGTCCTGTAACAACAAATCACCTGAACCCAAAATCGAACCTGAATTGATGGTTTTGATGTTCGTTCCTGAAACTAATGTGTCCTGAACCGATATGTTCCCTGAACCCAATAATGAATTCGTGTTAATCGTTTTAATGTTCGTTCCTGAAACCAACACATCCTGCACGGCAACGTTACCTGAACCAACCAATGAATTCGAATTAATGGTTTTGATGTTCACCCCACTATTCAACGCATCTTGTTTGTTGTTGAACGTGTTCCAATCAGTTGAGGACAGGTAACCATTCAATGATGCCGATGCCTGTTTCACCTGAATGGATGTTCCTGAACCAACAACGGCATTCGTTCCACCAACGATGTTCAACACCGATGATGTTGATTCAGTCAAATTGCCTGTTGTCACACCACCACCACCACCATTCGCCAAATCATCCAATTGTTCCTGAATGTTTGATGTTGCACCCTTCACAAATGACAATTCATCCAATGTCGGATATTTATCCAATTGTGGTGTAATGATGTTTGTGTTTATGATGTTCGGCATGACTTATTTTTTTTTGGTTGCCTTTTTAATAACACCTGCCTTTTGCAACGATGCCGTGCAAATTGCATATGCTGATGATTTTGTTTTCCCGGATTTCATCACGTCCAAAACACAACGTTCCAATTTTTTCGGCATTGTTTCAATTGTTAATGTATTAAACAAAATTAATCATTTAAGTAATCGAACAAAATCCCGGTGAAATGACCAAAGATAATATCGTAAACAATCCAACAGGTGCGTTATCGTTTTGTCTTTCGATTTATCGATGTCACCTGTTTCATCCGTTTGAACCATTTGCAAATCGTTAATCAACCATTGACATGATGAATCAATCAGGAAATCGGAATGCCGTTCCAACAAGGAATTCAGCAACACACGTGAATTTCGAATTGATGGGTTGAACGATGGAACACGGAATGCCGTTTTCGGAACATCTAATTCACGCATGATTATTTGATAATAATTCGATGACCCTTGCGAAATTGCTGAACGATTTGAACCTGATGCATCACCTGTCACCAAAAAATAATTGTTTCCGAAAGTTGTTTTAATGACCTCACATAATTTGAAAATGTCGGAATTTCGCAATCGGAATTCCTTAATGATTCGGATTTTGCCCCTGAATGATTGCCCTGCAATACAGGTGATAGGGTCAACGTTGAAATCGAATGACAGGATGATTGGTTCGTTTTTCTCAATTTGCAAATTCGGTTGAATCGTTTTGGAACGATTGAATGCATAGGCAAACGGACGTTCCACATCAATCACATCCCAATTCCCTTCAACGAACACCTGCCGTGTGATTTCATCCAAATTCGCCAAGCCGTCCAAATATGTTTGGGGCAACGATGGATTGTCACGCATCAACGATTGCAGGTAAAAATAATCAGGTGGCAATTCACCTTTGATTGCAGGGTTGTGAAACAATTCCTTTGTCCAATTTTGCGAAGGGTTGCAGGTGATTAATATCAACGGCAATGGTTGAATGTCACGTCCCGGAATGATGTTGCGTCCTGCTCTCAATTTGCATTTTTCAAACGTCTTTTGTTGGATTTCCTGTGCCTCTTCAATCAAAAAAAAATTCGCCTCAATACCATCGAACCGGGTCAGGTTTTTATCCATCACAAAGTTTTCCGGGAAAAACGTCAATGATGAACCATTTTTGAACCTGACCATTTGGTCGGTTTGATTATAATTTTGAATGAATGATTTTGGACATAACTTGAAAAACGATGGAATGGTTGTTCGTTTCAATGTCGGCAATGATTCACGGATTACAAATGATTTTGAACCCGGAAACACACGTGCCAACAACAACAGGGTTGCCAACGAAACAAATGATTTTCCACCACCTGCCGAACCACCGAACAACAAATATTTGTGTTTGTTGCTGAATACGGCTTCGATGAATTCCTTTTGCTTGGAATGTGGTTCGAACAATACTTTTTGATTCACATCAATCCGATTACGAATTTGACGATTGTAATCAAACCGATGATGAAAATCACGAATCCGATTGTTTTCTTTATGACATTCATCATGGATTGTTTTGGTGGTCGAGCGAATCTTATTTGTTCCTGAACCAATGATTCATATTTTTTTGATTCATCGATTTGACGTTGCAGTTCATCGGATATTGATTCCACCCGGTCGGCATTGTTTATGTGTTTCATTTGAATGAAATTGTTTGGTCACCTATTTTGAAAACCTGTTCATTGCCTTCCAATTCAACTTGGATTTCATCATTCCAATTTTTAGGGTCGCAATTTTTCAAAGCGAAAATGATTGCAGTCGGATTCGGTGCAATGAATCGTTTTTTGGTTTTTACACGTTTGCCAATCAGGTTGCCACGTTTGTCGAACATTTCATCGACTTCGGTTTCGGTTGTGTGAAATCCCTGAATAAGCAATTCAATCCCGGAAACGGATTTTTCACGCAACAAATCTTTGCGACATTGTGTTCCAAAATCCTTTGCCTTTTTATATGCGTCTGCAAAATCTGAATTGTCATTGCACCAAACAACGAATGTTCGGTAACTGATGCCGTGTGCCTCACAAACGGATTCAATCGTTTGGTTGTGATTGGTGTAATGGTCACAAATGCGTTTTACCAATTCGAATTTTTCATCATCCGAACGTTTGATTGAATGTT